AGGATGACGCCCAACGCGAGTTAGACCCCACATCCGGGGTGTAACACCGTATTGCCGCGCTGCCCTAACCGCGGCGCGTCAAGGACTTGCGGCGACCATCTCAGCATGGACCACGAAGCCGAACATGGCCTTTACATCAGCGACCGCGCGGCATGGGCGCAATACGTCGCGACGCGATGGGCGAAGATGCTGCGCGAGTCAGACGAAACGCGCAGGCGTGAACTGTGGAAACTCGCCGGGCAGGAACTTCGCGCGGCGATCAAGGCATTGGAAGGGGATTGAATCCCTCGCCCGGCATTGCGCCGGGGTCCTGGGGCGCGCCGTCAGAGCGTCGGCGCTTCGATGATCCGGTACGGCTGCTCCCAGTAGTTCCGCGAGTACGGAACCCGGGTCATGCCGCCGGGCTTGAGCTTCCCGAACACGGCCGTCCGATGGGCCATTGCCGTGGTGCTGTAGTCGAGGATCGCGCAGCAGCGCGAGTCGCCCATCGCGTTGGCGGTGAACTTCTCCCAATCCTGCGAGTCGTCGTAGCCCTCGCCGCGGACCTTGGCGTTCGTGCTGGGGACCAGACCGACCGCCAGCTCACGCCAGGCGCGGAATGCTGCGGTGCGGATCCCGCCGGCCAAGTCGCGGACCTCCTGCGACGGGTCGCGCCACTCGAACGTCGGGTCGGTTTTCACTTTCAGGTCAACGGCTGAAAAGATGCCGATCTCGCCGATCGCAAGCTCAGTGTTCGCGTCTGCCCACAGGATCGCGGCGTCGCCGACGCTGTTGACGATGGACACGGAAACGCCGATCAGGTCATCCAGCCCTTCGGCCAGAACGGCCCATATGGCGATGCGACCGTCTGGCAGTTCTACAGTGCGAGTGTCTGGCACGTTGAACCCGATGTCATAGCTGAACCCGGAATCGACCGGCCGCTTGCCGTAGAGTTGGTATTGCGTGCCTGCTGGGCAGTTCAGCCCAAGCACGCAGATGACCCTGACCGGCTGCGCTGTGGTCCATTGGCCTTCGATCACAGGGCCGACGCCGACTGTCTGATCAACTGGCGATTGCAGCCAGCGAATCAGCGTTTCCTCGGCAGGCTGCCCGTTGTCGAGCCGAACGTCGGAAAGGAATGCTGCGCCCGTGCCGGACACAGACCACGCAACGCCACTCGGGCGACGGTATCCAAAGAGCATTACGATTCCCCCGGGCCAGTGCCCCACAGGATGACTTCGGCAGTTTTCGCGAGCCGCTTGCGGCGCACGCGCTTGACGAGCAGCTTCACGCCCGCGTCGAGGCCGAACCGCGGATAGGTCAGCGTCACGATCATTCCGGGCTTGATCTCAGGGCGATCCCACATGGTGAAGGACCAGAAAAACCGCGGCGTGGCGGCGATCTCGCCGATGCGGTTGATTTCGGCTTGCCCGTCCGACTGGCGCACAAGGCGCGTTCCGACAGGCTCGGCGGCCTCGGCGTGGTCATAGCCTGGCGCAAGCGGGCCACCGTAGACGGTCACGAAGCGGTGCCGTCGGCCGAGCTTGCGGCGCAGCGCCAGCGTCACGGCGACCTCATCGGTCACAAGGTCGGCATCCTCAAGGATCCGCTCGTTCCGCCGGACGCCCATCTGCCGCGACAGCCCGGGCATTTCGTCCCACGCCGGCAGCGGTGGCGTCAGCAGGTCAGTGATGCCGATGCTGGCCTCGCTGGCTTCGTCCTCCGGCGCGACCAGCCGGGCGATGCGCAGCACGCCCTCATCGGAGTAGACGCCCGCGGTGTAGCCGTCAAGGATCGCGTCGATACACTCGCGGATGCTGAGCTGCTCACGGACGTACAGCCCGAGGCCGCGGTAGCCGGTTTCCGAGTCCAAGGCCTCGGCGTCCGACTGCTGCCATGCCGACGAATCCAGACCGCCGCGCGTCTCGATCAGCTCTTGAAGCATGGCGCTCAGGGTCAGCGGTTCGAGCGCGTCCTCCACCACGTCATCCGGTTCCGTATCGTCGACCGGATCCAGTTCGATAAAGGTCATGCCTTCGATCAGGCAAGCCTGCCCTGCCGCGACGTTGTTCGCGTCGTAGTAGACCGTCACGCCGTGCGACACCGCTGGCACGTAGATGCCCGAATACGTGATCGGGTACGAGAAAGGCGCGCTCACGTCTGCGCCGTTGATCGTCACGAACGCGGTAAACGGGTTGGAGTCCTGGCACAGCAGCAGACGGGCGAGGCCGCTCGATCCGACCGCCTGCTGCATCGCATTGACGGTCACTTCCCAGCGGTAGACCTGCCCCGCTGTCAGGGTGACGGCGTTCGCGGTGATGTAGCCGTCGCTGCCGGTCGTGTTCTGCTCAAAGCTGCACTGGCCGCCGGACGCCAGCACGGGCGTCGTGCCGCCATCCGTCCAGCCGGTCGGGACCAGCCCCAGCGTGCCGGCGAAGGGGTCGCCAACGCCGCCCAGCGCGTCCACCGGAGACGGCGGGACGTAGCTGCCGCCCGTGGTCGAGGCGTCAAGGGTGACGATGCCGAAGGGAACATTGGTCAGCGTGATCGTCTGGCCGCCGTCCGTGATCGCGTAGTCCGCCGGGCTGCCGGCCTGCAACGGGTCGCCAGCGTCGCGCACCTTGCCGATGCCGGTCGCGCCGATGCTATCGACGGCGTAGACGTAGTTCAGCTCGTCAATCAGCGGCATGTCGACGCTGAAACACGCGCCCAGCAGCGTCGGCCACATGCGCCCGGCTGCGTCCGGCGCTGCGTCAGGCAGGATGCGGCGGCGCTGCACGCCCCTTTCCAGCTTGGCGAGACTGTCGCGCAGCACGATCCGGCGCTCGATCTCCGAGACGACCTCGATCCGCTCAAGCACGAAGCTGCCCAGCGACTGCGACGGCGAGCCGAGGTCGCTTTCGGTTTCGATGATGCTCACCGGCTGGTCGCGGTACAGACCGCCGAGCGCGTTGTCGAAAAGGCCGCGCTCGTCTATGACCTGAATCGACACAGCACCGCCACGCGCAGAGCCGCCACGGCCCCACACCCAGCAGTGGAACTCGCTTTCGGTCACCACGTCTTGCGACGTGATGCCGCCTTCCCAGCGCGTGTAGGGCGGCGAATCCGTGCCCCTGGTCAGCGCTGGCCGGTCAGCGATGCGGATCGCGCCGGGGATGGTGACCTGCGACCACCAGCCGGCATCGCTGATGCCAGTCAGCGGATGCTCAAAGGCATCCTGCCCTGCGTTCGCCAGCACCTTGATGTCGCCGGCCTCTGCGTCCGACCCAAGGCTCACGGCCCAATAGATCGGCTCGCCCTGCATGCCGGACGGCAAGGGCTCGTCGCCGATGAGCTGGCCGTCGAGGTAGAAGGCCACGGTGCCATTGCCCAGCGGATCGAACAGCAGGCGGACGCCGACGATGCTTTGCAGCGCGCCAGCAGTCACAGTCGCGATGCTGCCGCCGCCCGTGTGAATCTGGCCCTCGGCCACGCGGTAGCCGATGCCTTCCGCGTCGCCGCCGACGTAGGTCGCGAGGCTGGCGTCGCCGGTCACGATGCCGACGCTGACCTTGTTCGCAATCGCCCCATCGCCGTAGACGTAGAACTCGGCGAAGTTGTCGTAGGCCTCGACGGCGATGGTGCCGCGTGCTGTCCGGTTGACGTTCAGCCCGGACGCGTCCGTGGTCAGGATCGTGCCGCCACGGTCGAGGCTCAGGCTGGTGCCGAGCGCGGCCGCGTCGAAGATGGCGTATCGGCGGGTCATGCTGGCACCACCGGAGGACCGAGTTTGTAGGGATGATCCTCGGGAAGTTGCGCTGTGAGGTCATACCTCCACGCCGCCCAGCCGAAGATGCGGTCACGGTCGGCCGTGGACGGCAGCGCGGCCGCGCCGAAGATCGCCGCCGACTTTCCATTGCACTGCGCCGTCGCGCCGACTCCGGCCGCCGCGAACAGGCGCGCGCGAACGCTGGCCGTGTTCGACGTGCTGCCGCCGCTGGTAAACGCGCCGGTCGTCTCGCCACTGAACTCGCCGTCGATCCAGAGCCCAACCGTGCGCGCGGAGTAGTCCACCAGCGCGAGGTTCATGGACCAAGAGTCAACGATTGCCGACCCGTGCGAATAGGTCGCGGCAGTCTCGCCGTCTGTTCGCCGCGCCACCACTGACGGCCTGTTCCCGGCAGTCGAAAGGCCCGCATACAGTCCGATGCGGACGTTCGATGCGTTGTCGCCGAACACGCAGATGGCGCGCGCAACGGCTGGCGAGTCCGTGATTTCGTGGCGGTGCAAGGCGAAAATCCAGCCTGACGCGACGTTACGGTATGTGCCCATCGCACCGCCCGCGATGCCCATGCTGTCGCCGCCGTCACAGTCGAGCGCGCGCAGGCCGTTGATAGCCGAGGAAACGATGGTCGGGCGATCCGCTGCGGTGCCCTGCGTCGCGTGCCATGCGTTGCCGCTGCGGTCGTTCCACTGCGACGCAAGGCCGCTGACGTTCGTCACGCTCGACAGGTCGTCATACAGGTACGCAAGTCCGCCGCTGATGTTAAGCGGCGTCCATGTGTTGCCCGTGATTTCGATGCTCTGCGCATCACTGTCGCCAGTCGAACCGAGACTGTCGGTCACCGTGAAAACGAACCCGTAGGCATAGCCGACATCGCCAATCGTTCCAGTCAGGCGGACGTTCGTCCCGTCGATCGCCAAGGAAAGTCCAGGCGGCAGTTCGCCATTGGTGACGCTGACGCTGCTGTACGTGCCAGAGCCGCCGGTAATGGGCAGCGTCTCGTTGACGACGGTTCCAGTCTGAAACGCCGAGGGGAAGGTGCCTGTCACGAACACCGGGCTGCCGAAGATCACCACCGGCACCGTGCGACGGACAGGCTGCCGCGTGGAGTCCACGACCTCGACCGTGACGGAGTACGTGCCGCCCGTGAGCGCAGGCGTTGCGCTGAGTGTGGCCGTATCGCCTGACACCGTGAGTGCGTTGTCCCACTCGCTCGGCAGGTCAGATGAGACAAGCGTCCACGCCAGCGTTCCGGCATAGCCGACAGCGGTGAACGTGATCGTGACGTTAGCCTTCGGAAGCGTGCCCTCGGCGTACAGGATCGCGAGCTGCGGCCCAATGGTGACGAGCAGCGTCACGGCGTGATCCCCATGCCCGGAAGCGCCGGACGGCGGTCGCTGCGGAAGATGCGCGCCTCGGCGTTCAGGCGCTCGCCGGCCAGCGTGTCGGCAATCTCCCGCTGCGCGATGGCGGTCGCGTGCGTTGCATCCGCCGTCTGCTGCGCCGGCCCAGCGCGAAGCTCGGCCACTTCCTGCCGAAGCGCGCGCAGTTCCTCAAGCATGGCCTGCTCGTTCTCCAGCGACTTGCCGATGAAGTCGCCTTCCTCGAAGCCCGGCAGTGGCTTGTTGCCGATGAACGGCGTCGCCTCGATCCCGCTATCCAGACCGGCGATCTCGCGCAGGGTGTCCACGATGAGCTGCTCGCCCGCGGTGATGGTCGCAGCAAGGTCGGCGAGGCTGTAGCTGTCGGCCTGAAGGCTGGTCAGGTACGCGTCGAGCGATTCCAGCGAGTCGAGGCGCAGGTCGGTCAGCAGCTGGTCGAGGCCGGACAGGCCCAGCGACTCGGCAATGGCCGCGAAGTCCTCACCACGCGCGCCGGCCAGGTCGGCAATGACCTGCGCAAGCTGGTTCGCATTCGTGAACCGCTCGGCCTCCTGCTGCTGCGCGAGGATCAGATCGCGCTGGTCGAGCAGCTCACGCAGCGCCGCCGAGATCGTCTGCTCAGGGCCGCCGGACGGCTGCGGTGCAGAGCCAATGCCCCGGCGGTCGCCGATCGCCTGCACCTGGGCGAAGATGCGGTTGTAATCGGTGCCAGACGCGAACAGCCGCTGTGCGATTCGCAGCACGTCCTCCGGGCCGACCTGACCGGCCTGCAACGCCTGGAGCGCGAGCGGCAGCTTCTGCGCATCCTTCAGCGGCGACAGGTCGCCGAGCAGCAGGTTGATCGCGTCCGACGCCGCCTGCGAGGCCTCCTGCATCGCGTCGCCGAAGTCGCGGACGATGCTTGCCCCGGACTCCTGCTGCTGTAGCGCGGCGATCTGCTGGTCGATCTGCGACAGCGCATCGAACCCGAGCGCCTGCACAAGCCGCCGGCCTTCCTGTTCGAGCGCCTGAATCGCGCGCACGCGCTGGAGGGTTGCGAGCTGCAACGCCCGGGCCAAGTCTTCCTCACGGGCGGCTGCCAGACCGGCAGCGCGGGCCGCCTCGTTCAGTGCCGCGACGTTTTCGGCGTAGCTGCGCGCGATGCCCTGCTGCGTCCGCTGGAAGTCCGACCCGGCAGACAGGTCGGCGATCTCGGCGTCGATCGTCGAGACAATGCCGGCCAGCGTCGCCACGGCGTCGGCGATGCGCTCAAACTCTGCGGCTGCATCGGCTGCGATGATCCGGCCAAGGGCGCGCGCCTCCAGGTCGCGAAGCTGGATCAGTTCGCCTTCGCTCGCGCCCAGCGCGATGAGCTGCGCTTCGGCCTCGGCAAAGCGCCGCCGCGTCTCCGCAAGCTCAGCCTCAAGCGGCGACAGTCCGGCCACGAAGTCCTCGAACTGCGCGTCTCCGAGAATGTCCGCGATACGCTCGATCTGGCGGATGATTCCATCGGTCGCGTCGGCGGTTTCGCCGGACAGTCGGCCAATCGCGTTCGCGCGAAGTTCCTCGATCTCGGCAAGCTGTTCCTGCGACGCGCCGAGCGCAGCGGCAGCGGCAGCGTACTCATCGAACTGGCGATTGACCTGAAAGAGCTGCCGCTCGGCCTGCGTCAGACCGGCGACGAAATCCTCAAGCCGCAGGCCTTCGAGTAGCTGGTTGAGCTGGTCGGGCTTCGCGAGCACTTCGGCCAGACGCTCGACCTGCTCCTGAAGCGTCGCGCCACCGCGAACGAAGGCCTGAATGTCGGCGTCGAACGTCCGCAGGATGGCGTCGAAACGCTGCCCGAGCACGTTCTCTGCGGTGACCGCACTACCGCGCAGGTCGATCGCCCACTGCGACAGGGCGTCGCGGATCCGCTGTAGCTGCTCGTCGCCGCCGCTGATGCTGCCGACAAGCTGCGCGATCTGGTTGTCGAACGTGGTGATCGCGTTGACCAGCTCGCGCTCGCCGCCTTCGAGGCCACGCGCGCCGAACTGGAACGTCCCAAGCTGCGACGTAAATTCGCCCTCTGGCTTGCGGGTGACGCCCACGCCGCCGAGCCGGAAGTCCGGCGGCTTGTTTCCACCAAACAGGCTAGCAATAGCGCCGCCAATAGCCGAACCGATAGCAGTTCCAAGCGGCCCAAAAGCAGACCCAAGAAACCCGCCAGCCGCGCCCAAAATAGCGCCGCCAGCGTTTCCGCTGATGCCGTAGCCGACGCTCGCGCCACCCAGCAGCGTACCGAACGTCCCGCCAAACAGACCGCCGCCAGAAGTTCCCCCAATTCCAGCGCCGCCGGAGGCATTGCCAACGAGCTGCTGTTGCAACGGGATCACGATTTTTTGCTGAATCCAGAACCGGACGAGGTCGCGCGCAAGCTGCTGCATCACGTCCTTCACCGCTTCCGCGCCAGACTTCGCGCCGTCGAACAGCGCGTCCGTCAGTGCGTCGCCGATGCTGTTCGCCGCATCGAGCCAAATTCGCTCCAGCTGCGCTGCCGCATCGGCAATCTTGCGCGCATCGGCGATCTGCGTCAGAAGCTCCCGATACCTCTCTACGCTTTCCTCGATGCTGCCATTGTTGGCGTCGCGCGCCAGGCGCTCGGCTTCCATCCGGATGATCTCGGCTTCGCGCTCGTCGCCCACCAGCGACAGGATGCGCAGCTCGTCCTCAAGGCTCTGCACCGTCTCATCGAAACGGGCGGCCAGCGCATCGTTCGCCTCAAGCTCGGCGACAAGCGCGAGCGTCGCGCGCACAGCGGAGTCCTGTGCCAGCTTCTGAGCCTTCGCCAGTTCAGCAGCAGCGGTCGCGGCGGCCTTGGCTTCCTCGCCATAGTTGCGCAGGCGCGGCACGACGCCTTCGCCAGTCTCGCCGCCGATGGCGGTGCTAAGCCCCTTGAAGCCAGTCGCAAGCGCAGCGACGCGTTCCTCGGCTTCGCGGTCGATCTCGTCAAAGCCTTCGCCCAGCCGAGCGAGGTTCTGCCGCGCGCCTTCGATCGCCTGACCGGCGCTGTTGAATCCGGATTGCAGGAAGCGCGAATACGCCGCCACCGGGCCAAGGGTGAACGACTCCTTCGCGAGCCGCGCGACGTTCTCAAACTGCGTTGCGATCGCCTTCGCGCCGTTCTGTACGCCAACGAAGGCAGCGCCAGCGACCGCTCCCAGCTTCTTGATCTCGGCGACTGCCGTGATCGTGACGCCGATGACTGCCTTGATGGCGTCCGCGAAGAACTGCGCAGCGCCGGCAGACTCACGCCCAGCCTTTGCGTTGTCCGCGAACAGCTTGGCAAGCGCGACCAGCCCGGGCAGGACGCTTTGCGCGATGTCCAGAGCAAAGCCGGAAACGACCTTGCTCAGCACGTTCATGAGGTCGTTGAACTGCTCGGCGGCCTTGTACGTGTCCGTGCTGATTTCCAGCCCAAGCGCGCGCGCTTCCTCCTGCAATGCGCGAATGCCGTCAGCACCAGCGTTCAGCAGCGGGATCAGCTCAGCGCCGGCCCGGCCGAACAGTTGCGTGGCGAGCGCGACCTTTTCCGTGCTGTCGCGGTAGCCGCTGAACTTGTCGGCGACTTCGAGCAGTAGCTGGTCGGTTGTTTTCAGGTTGCCCTGCGCGTCCTTCACAGACACGCCGATGGCGTCGAATCCGGCAGCCGCCGCCTGCGAGCCTGTCGCAGCGTCCGATGCGGTGCGCGACAGCTTGACCAGCCCAGTCTGAAGCTGCTGCACGTTCACGCCGGACTGCTCGGCCGCAAACGAAAGCGTCGAGAAAGCCTCGACCGCGAGGCCGACCTTCTGCGCGGTCTTTCCCATCTCGTCGGCGGTGTTGATCGCCCGCCGCGTCAGTTCCCCGACCGTCCCGGCCACGCCAGCGAGCGCAGTGCCCACCGCAGCGCCCACCGCAATGAACCGCTTTTCGATCGCCCGCGCATTCTTGTCGGCGATGCGCGCTGCGCGCCCAAGGTCCGACTCGAACTGCCCGGCATCGGCAGCAAGGCGCAAGAGCAGAAGGCCTAGATCACTTGTCGCCATTGCGCCGTTTTCCCTTGATTCCGAGCTTGCTCATTGCGCGCGTGATCTGAACTTCCGCGTCGTCGGGCTTGTCGCCCCACAGCAGGAAATCCGCGATCCCCTTTGCCTTGTGCGAGGTTTTCTCGCTCAGGTTCGAGTTGTGGATCAGCGCGGCGATCTGCGCCGCGTGGTAGTCCGCGCGAAGGATCGGCAGCGGGCCATGAATCCGGCACCACGCCATGATTTCGACCTTATCGGCTACGGTCAGCGTCTCGCGCAGTTCTTCGGGCGTCCGGCCGAGTTGGAGCGCCAGGGCGATGAGCCACTGACGCTCCGGGTCGCCCCTCAGTTTCCCTCGGTGTCCTCCGGCTTGCGGTTCAAGCCGTTGACGCGCGAGACGTGCTCGGACAGCTCGCGCAGCAGATCGTTGTCGATACCCGCCGCGACCTCCTGCTCGCTCAGCGCCTCGCCCTCGACCGTGACCGTCAGCGCCACCAGCTTGCGCTGCATGGCGAGGCCCTTCACCGCCTCGTCGGCCTTCGCCGTCGCGCGGATGATTGACTCGAACTCGCCCTGCGTGAACTTGCGGACCTCAGCCTGCAAGCCATTGCTCAGGGTCACCACTTCCGGCGCAGAACGCGCCGCTTTCAGGAATGCCTGCTTGCTCATCTCACACCTCTGCCGTTAGATGCTGGCGACCGGTTGTCGCGGCGACGGCAGGCACCGCCCGGCCGCCAGCAAAGGGAAGCCGTTAGACGGTCTGCGACGCGTTGCCGGTGACGCGCAGCGTCATCGTGGCGCGAACGATGTCGTCGATCGCGAAGTCGATGCCGAGGTTCGAGATGAACGCGTTGAACTCGTAGATGGTCCCCTGCACCAGCACCACGCGCCACTGACGCGTCGCGCCCGACCGGTTCAAGTCGAACAGCGTCTGGTGCGTGGACAGGTCGGGGTCCCACTTGATGTTCACGGTGACCTGGCCGCCATCGGCCAGACCGCGGACGAACTCGCGGAAGTTCTCGGAATCGAAGTCGGTGGTGTCGATCTCGGACGACTGGCCGCTGTTCAGGCCGGTCAGGTTGGTAATGTTCGCGAGATCGGTGAAGGTCTGCGGGGAAGCCGTCGAGCCGAGCTGCAGCTTGAGGCCCTGGGTTTTGACGCCATCGGTCATGACACTTTGCTCCTATTGCGGGCGGGTTTTGGGCACAAAAAAACCCGCCGAAGCGGGTTTGTAGCGGCGCAGGCTGTGCCTACCTGTGCAGCCACAAGCTGAAGTCGGCAGACGCCCGAAACAGGCGCGTGTCCGGCTCAAAGTCGACGGGGTTCTCGTTCTTGCAGTGGCACCTGTCGGCCCACTCCAGTTCGTCGCGCACGGCGCTCAAGATTTCCTTCACCGCGGCGTAGCTCTCGGCGTAGCAGTCGATCTGTACTCGCCGGTTGTCGATTCCAGGCGTGCCGCTGAGCTGGTTCTGCGGCACGGCCGCCACCAGCCGATAGACGATGAAGGGACGCACCACGTCCTGCGGTGCCTGCGTCGGGTAGACGCGCTGGCCGACGAGCGCGGACACGGCAGACGGCGAGCCGTTGACGAGCCACGTATAGACGATCGACTCATCGGCCACGGAACTGCCCTCGCTGGAGTTTCTTCACCGCAAGCTCAATCGCGCGGGCCATTTCGTTGCGGAACAGGAAGGCGGCCTCGATCTTCTTCGTCTCGAATGCGGGACGCAGGAAGGGCTTTGCTGGCTGACGCGACGTGCCGAACTCCACGAAGCGGCCGTAGTAGGCGTCGTTCTCCCCGCCGCCTTTGGTGAGGTAGCTCGCCCATTTCTGGCCGCGCCGCTTGCCGCGTCGGAAGGTGATGCCGTACTGCTCGGTCACACCAGACGCGCGCGGGTTGCGGTCGCTGAAGGCGATGATATTGCGGCGCAGCCGGCCGGTGTCCTGCGGGGCGCGCGCCTGCGCTTCCTCCTGCATGAGCTTCGCAGCGCGCAACAGCGCGACACGGATCGGGCCGCCGCCCTTGCTGCCGATTTCCTTGGGCAGCGACTTGAGCGTTTCCAGCAGCTCGCGCAGCCCTTCGATGCGGATCTGCTCAGCCATCGTTGACGCCCGCCCGGCACATGAACTGGATGTACCGCTTGCGGTCCGCGCTCGGCAGGATCGCCACCACGTCGAGGATGATCTGCTGCGTGGGGCTGCCGCCTTCGTCCACGTCGTGATAGACCACGCGCAGCTTCGAGGTCGTGATGCCGGCCAGCCAGCGAATGACGACCTTGTACGTCGTCTCGCCTTCGATCTGCTGCGATTGCAGGAACTCGCGACCGCTGATTGCCGAGACGGAAGCCCACACCGTCGCCACGTCGATCCATGAAATCGTCTCGCCACCGTAGGCGTCGCGCGTCGAAAACTGCCTTTGCAGCGTCACGCGGCGGTCGAGCGTCCCTGCTTTCACAGCGAAGGCACCGCATGGACCGCCAGCAGACGGCGCGCGCACACGTTTTCATACGTCTGCGCGTCGAGCATCGCCTCGCGGTGCTCGTACATGTCCGCGACCACCAGCAGGATCGCCTGCTTGATCGCCGCAGGCACGATGTCCGCCGGGCTGCCGGTCGTGTCCCAGCCGGCGTAGTAGCGCACCCACACGGCGCGCTCGCTGCGGTACGTCGGCGACGGCCATGCCTGCTGATACTCGCGCTCAAGCATGGCCGGCTGGTTGTCCGACGACGGGATGACGCGGTAAGTCGCAGGGTCAACCGTCTGGTCGACTCCCTGCTGGTCGCGGTAGTACGCACCGACCACCGACCGAAGCGGTGGCCGCGGAAGCTCCACCTCGCGCATGAACCGCGGATAGGCGACCTCGATCAGTTGCAGGCCGATCGCCCGGTTCGTCACGGATTCGACCCACTGCCGTGCCGCAGTGATGAGCGCTTCGATCAGGGCGTCGTCGTCCGAAAGGTCGACGCGCATGTGCGCCTTGGCTTCCGCCAGGCTTACCGGCTCAGCCGTGGGCTGTTCGATGACAGTGACGCGCATGCTCGTCCTTCCAGATGTGGTCGTATTCGCCGCCCGGCCAGTTCGGCAGGAACGGGCCGCCAAGCGTGAAGTGCGCCAGCTTTGGTTCGGCAGGCTTCGGCTGTACGCCGACAAGCCAGTTCCATTCCGGCGGGAGTTCGCCGATCTCGCTGTCCTCAAGCCAGCAGAATTGATGCAGCGCGCGGCCCGGGAGGTTGTTCACGCCGCCGAGGCCGAGCCGGCGATTGGCCGAGTGGCCGCAGTTCCACAGCACCACGCTCGACCAGTTCTTCCGCGCATAGCGCGCCTGAATCTGGCCGTCCATCTTCGTGCCCTCGTCTCCGGCGTGGTCGTGCTTGACGACCATCACGGCCTTGCGCGGGTCGGCGATCTCGGCCAGTTCGGCCACGTCGCCAAGGAACACCACGTCGCAGTCAGTGAACAGCGCCCAGCCTTCGTGCTGGATCACCGGAACAAGGAAGCGCGAGATGCTGAACTCAGTGCTGCAAGGCGCGTCGCTGATGACATCCCATAGCTGGCCGTTGCGCTTTTCCTGCGGTCGCCAGAACAGGCCGCGCGACTTGCATTCCACCAAGTCGATCCGGTGCGACTCGATCGGGATGCTCGACCGGCACAACAGCGAAAACTCTGCCACCCGCGCCGCGATTCGCTCGCGCGGGTCGTAGCCGATGTAGCACCTCACGGCCGGATCGCTTCGCAGCGCATGTCCCGGTTGACCTTCCGCCCGTGCGTCTGCGGCGGAAGGAACTGCGGCTTCACGAACCCTGCGTCGAGCAGCGCCTGCGAAAGCGTCCGCGGCGTGTAGCCCCATCGGTGGCACATGTACGGGTCGCGGTGCGCGGGGTCGCCGTACAGCGGCCACATGCTCATCTTGTCGCCCATGCACGACAGCAGGTTGCGGGCGGCCATTTCGAGGTTCGGCAGTTCCAGGATCAGCCGGCCGCCGCGCTGCAACAGCCGCCGCCACTCTGCCAGCACCGCAGGCACTTCCCACGCATAGAAGTGCTCAATCACGTGCATCGCCTGAAGGTCCGTCGCGCACTCGTCCGGCAAAGGCGTGCGCTCGATCAGCGCGCCGCTTGCGTCGAATCGCATGGCGAACAGCACGTCAGGCGGGCGCGGAGCCTGCGGGCTGCGCACGGCGTCCACGTTGATCCAGCCGTCCAGCACTTGCCGGCCGCAGCCGTAGTTGATTCTCATGCCATGCTCAGTTGATGAAGTCCGGCCCACCCGAAAGCGGGCACCTCGCCTGCACGTCCGTTTCGATCTCCCTGACCTCGTATTCCCCGTAATGCGGACGCGCTGACTCGGCATTGAGCCGAGCACAGCACTCATCGGCCCCTTGCTTGGTCGTCCAAACAGACATCACTCGCTCTGGCTCATGCGAGCCAAAGCCGCTTCCGATGATGACGAACACGATCATCCGAGGTGCCTTTGCAGGAAGCTCCACAGCGCCGCGCTGCGGGCTTCGTCGTCTCGCCAGTTCAGCCACGCAACGGAGTCCAGAAACTGCCGGCGCTGCGAGTGCGTCGGCCGCGTCGGGTGGTCGAGCGGACCGCGATACAGGAAGGCGGCGACGCCCATATCCGTCACCACCGGAATGCCGGCGATGCACGCGTCGATTCCGACATTGCTGTGCCGGGTCACGACAAGCGAAGCGCCGCGCAGCACGTCCTCGATCTTGCTTCGGCCGTCTGTCTCGACGCCGGGAAGCTCGACGTACTCCCGGTTCGGTTTCGGTCTGTAAACGATCCGCCGGCCCGGGTACGCCTCGCGCACCTTTCTGAGTGCGTCCGCTTCCCACGAATGCGCCATGTGCCGCGACTTCGGGCCAATCCCGACCAGCACGATGTGCCCGTCCGGGTCATGCTCGCTTCGCAGCGCAACCGGGTTCACCCGGCCGCGGTATTCGTTCGGCTCCGGCAAAAAGCTGGGGTGATGCCCGTCAAACGCCAGCCGCAGGCACTTGCCCCAATAGCCGACATCCCAGCAGATCGCCCGGCCACCGTTGCGCACGTACTGCTCGACACCAGCCGCCGTCTCCGACTTGCCAGCGCCCCACACGACCAGCACGCCCTGCGCGTTGTTGACGCTTGAGACGACCTGAATCTTGTGCTTGTGTCCGATCGCGGCGCTTTGCAGCATCCGCATGAAACGCGCGACTCGCGGCCGCCACATGTGCGTCTGCCAGATCGTCAGCCGCACACGCGCCCCGCCATGACCAGCTCGGACTTCGCCAGATACCGGTGCGGGCCAATCTGTTCCTTCGGCACCGCGTCCATGATCCGGCCCGAGATGAGGAAAGCCTCGGCCACCCAATCGACGGACGGGAACAGCACGCGGATCGCAGACGGGGTGAACCGCCAGTAGTCGTTCGGGTAGCCGTGGAACCGCCAGACCCAAGGAACGCTGATGAGCACCGATGCGCCAGGATCGAGCGCCTTTTCCACGTTCGCGCAGAACTTGAACGGGTTTCGGACGTGCTCAAGCACGCTCACGCAATCCAGATGCCGGAACGGCCCCAGCTTGCGCGGAAGCGCGCGTTCAAGGTCATGCACAAGATCGACGCCCGGGCCGTCCTCCATGTCGACGCCGAAGGCTTCCTCGTACAGCGCACGCCGGTCCGGCTTCGTGTGGTAGACCTTGGAGCCGACGACCAGGGCCCGGCCCTTGGGCCGCAGCGTCTGGCGCATCCACTCGTTCAGCGCGCGATAGTCGTCAGCCACTTTTCGTACCTGCCGGCGACGTGGTGAACCGGTAGCATCGCGTCGCGCATGGCGGTCGCCACCGGAAGGCGCACGTCGAGGTCGCAAAGCGTGTCGAACGCATGCGCCACGTCATCCGCCGACTGGATCCAGAACTCTGCCCCGCAGGACACCTCGCGGCAGCCCTGCTCAGGACTGCACAGCGCCGGGATGCCCAGCGCGTGCAAGTTGCTGAGCTTCGTGCCCGGCTTCCACTTCTGCGCCGGGTAGCCGCCGCCCTCGCGCAGCGCCACGCCAACGTCGACCGTCCGCATGTCGCCGTTCACGACGAACCGCCATCCGCGGCGGTCGCATTCCTTCTGCACGACCTTGCGCCAGCGCCCGAGGTAAGCGTCCGCGCCCTCGTAGCCGACCGTGGCGATGCTCTGCCGGACCAGCGGCGAGTGCTCGACGTACCGCTGCCAAGAATGGTGCGGCAGCACGATGGACGGCCCCTCGAACGCTGCGTCGGCCTGCATGGCCGTCGTGCCGAACACCACGCCTGTCGGCTTCAACATGTCCAGGGTGTCGCGCAGCCATGCCTTCGCCTGCGCTTCCGACCAGTTGCACGGCTGCGGCCAGCCGTCCACGAGATCGAGCACCCAAGGCCGGCCGCTGCGGCGAATCGCCGCTATCAGTTCCGGCGGGTAGCGCTTGACCACCACCACCACGTCGGCGGCGAGGCAGTCGGCGATCTCTGCCATCGGCTGCACTTCCGCGCCGATGGCGTGCCCGAGCTGCAATCCGCGGATCTGCCAGCTTCCAGACCGGCCGCCCTTCCCTGTAACGAGAATATTCATGCGGCCTCAAAAGAAAAGGCCGCCATTTGGCGGCCTTTTAAACGAAACATGAGCCAAGCCTATGCGGCGCTTTTCATTCGCGCTTACCCTGTTCGATTTTCAGGGCGTTTGATATGGCGGGGCCAATTTGCGCGGAGAGGTGTTCGGCAATGTGCCATGACTCAAAAGCCCTTTCAAAAGCACGTTCAAGCAACGGCTTCATGAGTTCTTTTGTGACACGTTGCACGAAAAAATCAGAAAAGAGATTTTTGACCGCCTTGCCAATTTCACTGGCGATTTGGTCTGAGTTGTTCTCAACGTACATGGCGACTTGCGCTCGCACAATCTGCGCAAGTTCGACCTCCAATGAATCGACGCTGCTCTTGACGGCCTTCTTTATTTGAGCGCTTGCGATCTTGCTGACGACGGTATCCATGCCTGTCTCCTGTGACAGCCTGACTGTGTGTGCGCCAGACCGGTCAGGATGACGGCTTTTCGGGTGCGACCCTAGGCGCACCTGAAACTTTACCAGAGAAAGACTTGCGGATCCTTGACTACCAGCTCCCGAGCAGGTGCCAAAACGCTTCCCCCGATTCGATCTCAGGCAGACGCCACTGCGCCCACGCGAGGCTATGGAACATGCGAAGCCGCGCCCCGTCGTCTCGACGCGGGCCGAGCTTGTAATCCGTCAGCGGGCGCGAGGCCGATGCGCCAATCCAGCGAGGGAAGTCGTAGAACACCGGGATGCCCCACAGCAGCGCCTTCAGCGCCGCCCCGCTGCCCCACGTCACCACCGCCCCGGCGCGATCAAGGTCACGGTCCAGCGGTACGCATTCGTTCTGCCCGGGATGCGGGCGCACCCGGAACCGTCCGTGGCGATGCTGCACCGAATCGACCCAGCCAGCAGGCATCGCAACGCCCTGCGGGCCGATCCCACGCTGCGGGAGGACCACCGTCTCGCCCGACTGCCGCCAGGGCGCGAGATCCACGCCCAGCGAATCCCAGCGCGCCGCGTCGCCCATCGGCCACTGCCCCGCGCCGTTGTGCTGCGATCGGCTGATGGCGTACCAAAGCGACCCGGCGAAGTCGTTGCCGAGATAGCCGTTCTCAGCGACCAGCACCACGCCGCCGCGCCTCTCGACCGATGCAGCCTGCCGGTCCCATATCCCATAGCGGTTCCAGCAGACGAACACGTCCGCCGACTCCGCTGCGGTTTCTTTCAGTCCGACCTTGCGCAGCCCTGAGACGAACGCATCACGCCGGTAGTGCGGCTGCTGCCTGATAGCGCAGCAGAACGTCCTCCAGCCGCTCTCGCGGGAAGCACTCAAGCGCCGACCTCCGGCTGCAATTGATGACCGTCAGCCCGTACTGCCCCGGTGCCATGTGCTCAAAAGCCTTGGCGTAGGGACGGTAGTCCGGCGCGTCGATCAGCCCGTTCTGAGAATGCGAGCCGAAGAAATGCGCCCGGCCGTTGTCGTGCGACATGTCATAGCCGAGCAGGATCACCGTGCGCGCGCCCAGCAGGTACGCCAGATTCACGGCCTGATAGCCGCTGTTCTGCCCCTGATGGATCGGCCCCGCTGGATCCGTGCCAAGCCCAAGCCGCGGCGCGCTTGGAATGAACCGCAGCGACTTCCACTCGCGCGCCGCCTTCTGGTCCTGCGTCCACCGCGTGCCCTGAAACGCACGCGATGCCTGTTCGTGGACCTTCCACCAGCGATAGTCGCAGGCGTACAGGTCATCCGCCCACGGCGCGAGCCGCCAGGCGTCGTTCACCACCAGCAGCGGGATGCCCGCCGCCCTTACAGCGTCGAGGTCACTCCGCGTCAGGCTTGGGCCGGTTGCGGCTACCACGCGGACGGCCTCGCGCGCGGCGTGTCACCGCGACCTCAGGCGCGGCTTCCACCTCGGCGACTTCCGGCACTTCCTCGCGGATCGGCTCGGCCAATCCGCTGTTGCACAGCTCGTAGCCGATGCGCTCGGACACTTCGTGAACGCCAACCGCGAAGTCGTAGTACGGACCTGCGCAGCTTTCCAGCACGCGAATCTTCATGGAGAAAGCGGCCGGGTTGCCCCGGCCGCCCCTGTCTGCCGTTGTTCGTTGCCCCTTACGGGGAGGCCGCCGGGTGGACCAGGTACTTGATCGGGTTCTGGCCGGCGTTCTTCAGCTTGGCGTCGAACCGGCAGTAGACGAAGAAGCCCACCTGCAGGTTGTCCGCGTAGCGCTCGTTCAGCCGGACCAGCGTGAAGTCGCGCACGCGGCGGATGAAGTAGTGGCTGAAGTCACCGTACAGCACCGACTTCGCCGACAGGCCGATCGAGGCCATGTCCTGGTTGATCGTGTACGGGACGCCGATCAGGGTGCCGGCGATGCCGCCCTGAACGTCCGGCTGCCACAGCGGCCGGCCCTCGCTGTCCTTGATCTTGCGCAGCGCCTTCAGCGTGCTGTCGTTGAACATGAAGCGCGCGTTGCGGCGGTAGGCCGGATCGACGGAGTGCTGAAGGTCCACGATGTCGTTGTACGTCAGCACGGTCGAACCCTGACCGGTGACGCCAGCGGCAGCGCCGGTCACGACGCCCTGCGGCTGCGACGTGCCGTTGCCCGTGGTGAAGTGCGAGTTCAGCACGCGGCCCAGGCGCTCGCCCGCCACCTCGGCGATGAACGACTCCATGTTGAACGCGGAGTCCTGCAACAGCTCGTAGCTGACGCGGATCAGCTTGGACGTGTACTTGTACGCGCCCAGCGTCACGACGCCGAACGTCACGTCCTGCTCGGTGATCGGCTGGTTCTCGCCGAGGATCGCGCCGCTGTTGCCGGTGTCGTCCGAGTACGGCATCGGCAGGTCATTGCCGGTGGCGGTCGTGATGACGCGGCCCGTCTCCAGCATGCCGCCGTAGGCCTTCATCGCGCGTTCCAGCTCGTTGAAGAAGCCCTCCGGCACCGTGTAGCCGCCGTAGATGCCGACCGGCGAGCCGCCGGTGACGCTCTGCGCGCGGGTGTCCACGGACGAGTAGCCACGCTTGAACAGCTCGCGGTACTCCGGGCCGACGCCTTCCATGCCGAACCGGCAGTAGTCGCGGAACGCGTTGGCGTAGGCCTGCGCGTCGTCGGCGACCTGCGACTCGGACTTGCCGACCTTCTCGGCCGCCTCGGCGATGCGGGCAGCGGTGCGCGCCTCGGCGTTCGCGAGCTGTTCCTCGCGCTCGATGCGCTTGGCGATGGCGTCGGCGTCCGCCATGCGCTTGTCGAACTCGGCCTCACGGTCGCCCGTGAACTCCGCGGCCTCCAGGATCTTGCGGGCTTCCGCCACGATGGCGGCGTGCTGGTCCCGCAGCGCTTTGATGCTCATTTCCTTGCCTCCTTTGGCAAAAAAAAACCCGCCGGATGGCGGGTTGTGTTGTGGCGGTGCGGGAAACCGCTACGCCTTCAGACGCTCGGCCAAGGCCAAGCGCATCCTTGCCCGTCGCCGTCGCTGCTCGGCGGCTTCGGACTCCGATTCGATGAACTCGCGCAGACTGCGGATCGCAACGTCGGTCTGCGGGTATGCCGGGAACGTCACCGGCGAAACGTCGTACAGCCGCACCTTCGTCACGGTGCGGATGCTCTCGCCGCCGTCAGGCGACTTCGCCCACGACTGGCCGCCCTTTTCCACGCGGAACCCGAACGACATCTGCGAGATGTCGCCACGGCGCATGCTGATGGCGAGGTCGCGGGCGAACTGCGTGTCGGGCGGGTCGATCTCGACCGCAAGGCCCGACTCATCCTCACGCATCCGCAGCGTGCCGGCGCGCGAGCGGCCCAGCACGAAGTTGGGGTCATGGTTGAACAGGGCGCGCACGTCATCGCGCAGGATCGCGTCGGCGAATGCGCCAGGAGCGATCTGCTCGCGGAAGCCGCCCAAGTCCTCGCTGAGCTGGTTGAACACGGCGGCATGGCCGCGGATGACCGGCGGCTGGCCGTCCCGTTCCTCGATTTCGATGCCTTCCAACGCGAAGGCGCGGCGTTCGATGTTCATTCCTCGGGTTCCTCTGATTGACCGGGCGCAGGCGGCGCGTCGGTCGGGGAAGGCAAGGCATCTGCCGCTGCCATGTTCTGCTGGATGTAGAGCTTGTCGCCGCCCGGAAGCGGCGGCAGGTTCAGCTTCGCGCGCGCCTCGTTCGGGGTGAAGATCGCCGACTGGATGCCGCGGGCGAAACCGTCCATCTGCGTTTTGAAGTCACCGCGCAGAAGGCCGGCCATGTTGAACTCGCAGTAGTAGTCCGTGCCCGCGAACATCTTGCGGTTCACTTCCTGCTCGATCTTCGTCAGCCACGGCGCGATGCAGTGTTTCGTGAAGTGCAGGTCGTTCTGCTCTGCGTTGGCATAGGTCATGCGCGAGTAGTCGCCCACGAACATCGGCGGCACGCGGAACACGCCCGCGACGTACTCCGTCACCAGCTTGCGCGTCTCCACAAGCTGCGCATGGTCGGACTGCATGCCGACCGCCTGGTACTTCATGCCTTGCTCAAGCACGGCGGTCCGGTATGCGTTGACCAGCCCGCCTTGCATCTTTTCCCACTGCTGCCGCAGCCGCTTGATCGCGTCGTCCTTGAGCACCTGGTCAGTGCTCAGGACGCCGCCGACGCGCGCACCGTTGGAGAAAAACCGCGACGAGTGCTCGCCGACCGCCATCGCCTCGCCGATGATGTCGCGCGCCGCGGTCAGCACGATGCTGATACTGTTGTGGCCGTCCAACGAAATGCCGGGAAGCTCAAGGATTTCGTCGGAGCCGTACTCGGCCAGACCATCGGCGAAGCGCACCTGATAGACCAGCCCGCGGCGCTCGTCCCATACCTTGCGGACGATCGGAGGCGGCAGCAGCAGCATGCCGTCGATCAGCGAGTAGCCGGTCCCGTAGACCAGCGCCTGCGTGACCCACGTCGAGCGCCACTGAAACGACGTCATCCACCGGTTTGGCGCGTCATGCAGAACCGGGTAGAGCGGATGCTGCCGCGCCACCTTGCTGTTCTCGCCAACGTCCTGATACACCTGCCACGGCAGGCTGGCGATCGTCTCGGCCAGAACTCGCACGCAGGAAAACACCACGCTCTGCGTCATCGCGCTTTCGGCGGACACGCGACGACCGGCCGGGGTCAGGTAGCCGCCATCACCCCACAAGTCCTCGATCGTCGCGGCAGACAGCGGCACGGTCGGGTTTTCAATGGACGTGCGCCGGCTCCATATGGCGTTCAGCACGGCCAGTTCATCGCTGCTGAACCTGCTCATAGGACGATCATCTCGCGGTCGTTGTAGACGTTGCGCTCGGCCAGCAGCATCGCGCGACCCATCGCCATGATGAGCCCCACCGGGCCGTCGATTTTCTCCGCGGGCGTTTCCTTCCGCGGGTAGATGTGTTCCTTCGCGTCAATGCGCGCGACCACGTTGCCCATCATCCAGGTCATGACCGGGTTGCCGTCATGCCACAGCGTGCGGTTCAGGGTCCGCGCCTCCACGTCCTTCATCGGCTCGGACATGTTGCGGACGGTCTGCGCGAACTCGACCACCTGCAATCCGTCCTGCTGAAGCCGCGTCATCAGGTAGGTGGCCTGCGCCGGGTCGAACGCGATGTCCTGCACCTCGACGCCCAGCGCCACGCTTTCCTTTATCGCTTCCTCGATGTACGCGTAGTCCGTCATCTCGCCGGGCGTCGCGATCATCGCGCCCTCAGTCACGAAGGCTGCGTACCGCTCGTTGTCCTCAAGCGCGGACTCCGGCACGTAGAACTTCGGGAACACGTAGTACGCGCCGTCGCGCTCGACCAGCAGCACCAGCGCCGCCACGTCGATCTTCGACGCCAGGTCGCAGGCGATCCAGCCGCGACAGCCGGCGAAGTCCTCGACGTTCAGCGCCCGCTTCTGCCGCTGCCACGCCAGCATGTTCATCCATGCCGTGCGCGCGCCGACCCACTCGTTCAGGTGCTTCGTGCGGAAGGCGTTTTGCTTGCTGGCCGACCGCCGTGCCTGTGCGAGCTGCGCCTGAAGGAACTCAGGGAACACGCTCACGCCGTAGTTCGGGTTCGCCTTGACCAGCGACGCCGGGTCGTCCCAGCGGTCGCCCTCGTCCAAGCCGTAGATGATCCCGAAGATCGTGTCGTCCTCGACCTGCTGCTCAAGGATGCGAATCACGTCGCGCCGCTTGTCGTAACACGGGCCGCCGAGGTTCGATCCGGCCGTCGTGATGATCGACAGCAGCGGCTGCTCGCGCGCGCCCATACCGGTCTGCATGGCGTCGACCATGTGATCGGTATCGTGTTCGTGGTATTCGTCCACGATCGCGGCATGCGGACTTGAGCCGTCGCCAGGCTTGCCGATCATCGGCTCGAACTTGGACATGTCCGAGGTCCGGTACATCGTGCCCGGGTTTTTCGGATTGCCGGCAAGCTCGATCCCGAACCGGTTGCGCATGCCGGCCAGCTTGTGTGCCATCTGCCACGCAGGCCGGAACACCTCATGCGCCTGCTTTTCGCTGGTCGCGCCTGAGTAGACCTCCGCGCCCGCCTCACCGTCCGCAGCGAACAGGTACAGCCCGCGGGCCGCCAGTCGCGTCGACTTGCCGTTCTTTCGCGGCACTTCCTCGTATGCCTCGCGGAACCGACGCAGACCCGTCTCCCTGTCGACCCAGCCGAACAGGTTGCACTCCACGAACCGCGCCCACGGCTCAAGCCGCAGCAGTTCCTGCTTCGCCGCCCACTTGCCCTTGACGTGCGGCATCAGCTCCATGAACCGAACCGCCCGGTTGGCGCGGTCCTCATCGAACCGATACCGCCAGTCCTGGCGCGCAAGGTCGCGCTCGAACCGCTCGCAAGCGAGCCGCACATACTTGCCAGCCGGCACCACGCCCGCCAGCACGTCGCGCGCGTACTGCCGCGCTGATTCGGCCGGCGTCATGCTCAGAACCCGTCGAACGGGTCAGCCTCTTTCGGCTTTTCCACGCCCAGCTTCTGACGGTCGGCAGGCGACATGCCCAGCCGGCCAAGGCCGCCCATGAGCTGACCCAGCCGCTGCGCCGGGTAGTTCTCCGGGTCGCGGCGATAGACCGCGATGCTGTTGGCGACGATCTCAAGCATCAGCCGGTCCGCGCCCTTGAGCACCTCGACCGGCGCATACGTGGCAATCTCATGCCATACGGCCTTCGCATCCTCCGGCATGTGGTCGGGCGGCATGCCGAGGTCATAGTCCACCTTCGGCAATTCCCGCTTGTACCGCTGCGGATTCTTGGCGATCGAGCCTTTGAGTGCCGCAATCTCGCGCGGCTGCGCGTGCCTGGTCATGGTCTGGCCTTGCGATTACAGACGTTTTCTTTGTGTGGTCGCGTGAAAAGAGT